GGGCTTAGAGGAAGACTATTTTATACACAAACAAAGGGGGGATTTATGAGAGACCGTAAACTTGATGGTTGTTTCCATGATGTAAAGAACAAACTCGCCTGTATCTTGGGTGCGGTAACTTTGATACTGCGCAAGGGCGACCATGACTGCGACCATAACTGCAAACACCAAGGTCTGCTGAATAGTATCGAACTTTCTGCTCTGGAGATAAGTAATATTGTACACCGCTGTCAAGAACAGGAAGATTCGAAAACACGACGGGACTTATTAAAGATCGATTTGCACGAATTGTTGCAACCAGAAAGCCATATGTACAAAACGATGATGAAATGTGGCTTGGAGATGCAACTGGATATCCAGATCGTTAATAAATTGTCAAAAGGATGTTCTGTACTTGCAACTCCTGAAAGTAACGAATCGGGACTACAGTTTGTTAACAATATATTTTTTAATTCCAAAAAGGCCAACGCAACTAGTGTGCGCATTGTTGCTGTGGAACATGACGCCTATGTTGCTATTCATGTCGTAGACAATGGGGATGGTATGACCGCGGAGACTTTGTCCTGCTTAGGGCTGTGCGTGGCTAGCAAAACTAGCACTGGGAAGGGTACTAGAATAGTGCAAGAAATAGCACTGACAGAAGGTGCGGTATGTGAGTGGTCGAGCCCGGGATTGGGTGCGGGTGCTTGTGTGACTATCAGAATGACTAAATATAAGGAGGTCATATGAAGAAAACAAAAGCGCGAGGCGATATGAAGAAAACAAAAGCGAGAAGAGTTATCAAGATCAAATACTTCAACGCACCATCACAACTGGTGGTTAGCTACAAAGACTAAGGAGGGGCTATGGATGACAGAGAAGAGGGCTTGAGGATAGCCCAGAGGCTGGCGAAGTTAGGCGTGATTCCCGAGGCGACTCTGTGGATCAACAACAGTGAGGGTATATTACGAACGGCTATGAATTGGATAATAGTATTGCTACTGGCTGTCCTGTTAGGAGTCGGGGTGGCCATGGTCAAGGAACGAAACAGAGCGCTCTCAGAAAGCGCTCACGACAAGTGCGTAGGTACGGAATGCTACCCATAAAGCCCATACAGTTGGGCTTTTCTTTAGCTATCAATAATTCAGTAAAAACCTTGGTATAAGATTTATAGAGATTATCTATTAGGGAGGCACCATGTTCTCTTGCGCGCGCGTTCGTGGCAACCTGGTCATCCAGGTTAATTTCAAAAGAGCCCTCATAGTGGTTTCCACGACAATTACCACCCTGGCTGTCCTACTCTGGATAGGGTGGATTATCGTGGTTAAAATTGAGGCTAAACGTCTAAGGGAGGATATTTATCAAAGCATGTCCGGGGCGGTATCAACAGCTATTCAGCAGTCATTTGACAAAAACCACGGGACGCTGCTACGGCTTGAGCAGTGCCAGGCGCAACTTAAGCATGCGAGCGCTGTGTCCACAGATCTAGCCAAGATGGTTAATAAGAAGCTAATAGAAGGAGATGAAGAGGTAACAGCAGAAAAACATAATAAGCTTAAACACAAGGAGTCCCCATGATCCACTACTTGACCAAAACCGGAGCCCTGATCGCTGGAACCAGGATCGACTCCAAAGAGTACCGAAGTATGTACAGCAAGTTCACCCTAGAACAAATGTGCTATTTGGTAGATTACATTTACAAGAAGGTCGCATATGTGGGCTTTAGCGTTACCACATTGTTTCCTAACCCCTGGTCCCCAGAACTGGAGGTTATCTTCGGTATTTTTAAGGATGAACGGCTCAGCAGAGAGTTCCTGGGGTGTCTTGTATTCAACCTCATGGTGGATGACGCCAGGGCGTGGTTTGCGACGAAATCCCAACTTCCCAACCTAGCTCATCGTGACTACGAAACCATGTTCTACGCACCACACCAAGGAGTTAAAAGTGGAAACACCTAAAGAACGCCGGCCAAACCAGCAGAACCGTAAAATAGGGCGAACGTGTAGCGGAGTTTTTACGACATATCTCGGAGAGCCCGACAGTCCTATCATGCAGGGGTTGGAGGCTTTCTGCATACTCCACAAGATGACTGTATCGGAGGCTGGCAGATATATGATTACTAGCTTTCTCTCGGGAAAGCACCCAACTATAAACCCTAAACAGGAGGTAGTGAGTGAAGAACAAAAAGAACCAGAGACCCGTCCTACTGTGCTGCGGAGGGTGCGGCCTACAGGAAAGTCGGAGTCGGGGAGAAAATGAAACGCTAGAGGGGATGGTATGCCCCTCTTGTGAAGAACGTATGACAGAAACATTAGTGGAAGAAAGGGATGTAAATGCGTGAACGAGAAGCAGGGGTAAGAGGTTGGGCGGCGTTGGTCACATTGACTGCTGCTGGCCTGGTCATCGGAGTGGCCACCGGAGGCATGGGTATCGCAGTCGCCGGCACGGCTTTCGGAGTTCCAGGAGCTGTATGGGGAGGAAGCGCAGGTGCGAGCGGCGGCTGGCTGTTTAAAAAGTTAAACGACTTTCTGGATCGGGAAATCGATAAGATGGAGTCTAATACCAAGAAGAGTTAGCGGGAGCTGTTCCGCTATCTTTTTAGCTATCAGAGGCTATCAGAGGTGGGGGGCCGTAACTGGACAAGTACGTGTCTAATCAACATGTTATATCTTTTGTTTTAATGTTTTAATATTAAAACATTTTGTTTTAATACCATGCCAATCTAACTTCGGCTAACTTTAGCTTACCAGTATCTGTGGTGTCTTCTGCCCTTTTGGCTTTTAGGCCGATAGGTTGAGCGGTCACTCTCAGGAACCCTGATCTTCCAGGTGAGTAGTATCTGAATCCAGTTCCTTAAAGTCCGAAGTCCTATCTTCAGTTGCTTATAGGTATGAGTACGGTTTCCGCCGTTCTTCTCAAGAATGGCCAGAGCGTGCAGCATGGTAACTTCGAAGCTGCTACACGGAGGACAGTCTTTAAGGTACTCTTTGACTGCTTCTAGCAATTCAGGAGTTGTCATGCAGCCTCCTGCATTTAGAACGTGGTTTATGTTGGGGCCTGTTTAATCGCCCTCGCTTTATTAATTGAGGTCACCAGCTCTTTTTGAAAACAACCACACGACCTGGTTGCCCCCCGGGTAAGATCTGTACCAATTACGAATTTAACACATCCGCAGTCACAGACGCATTTCCAACGAGTAGTATACTTCACGCGCTTATGCTCCCCGGTAACAACCAGGCGGCCAAAGCGCATGCCCTCTAAATTGCGTATATTTCCTCTACCTGTCATGGATAGCTCCCATGAAATTATACACAATTTTTGGGTATAAGTAATTTAGAAGGTTTCATTATTTTGATGATCATGTCTCCGTAGTGGACTAGAGGTATCGCTGACATGGTGTCAGTTAACCACTTTCAAAGGAGTTTTTATGACTAATTATGAAATCGTGTTGTCGCTCTTGAGGGCTCAGTTGGGAACCAATCCTCTGGATTCGGACATTCTCGGAACACACATCATCGAGAAGGAACGAAGGCTTATCCAGGAAATGTCCAAGGTGAATGCTGCTTTGAACAAGTATGCAGACGCCAGACCCATCCCGGACACTCGCAAGGAAGAAGAGATCCAGAAGATCAAGGACCGCGCGGAAGACCTCAAAGAAGAGGTCGGCGAACGCGATGAACGCGGCATAACCGTGTTCTTCCGGCACGATGGTAAGATCGCCATCGGGGACCACATGATTTATGGGTTCATGAAGGCGGCAGCCGAATCCATAAGCAGAACCCTTCCTACAAAGAAGGGCGTGGTGTTGCACTCGGCAACGTATACCGAAAGCATCATCAACCAGCACGTCAGGTGCCAGGAGGAGTTTCTGGTGTTTGACAAAGACATCCTGCGTCATGAGGATGGCACACCTGCCTACAAGGTGAGATCCATCAGGGTCATGACGGCACAAGGTCCCAGAGTTTCGATCATCAAATCGGAACAGGTTCCCGCAGGTGCTATTCTCAAGTTCCATCTGAAGGTTATGGAAGACTCACCGCTCACGGAAGAAGTGCTCAGAAAACTCTTTGCCTACGGAGAGGTCTGCGGTCTTGGTCAATGGCGTAACGCAGGCTACGGAACTTTCTCGTACACGCTGAAGAAACTGTAGCCCCCAAAGCACGCAGGGAAGCGTGCGTTTTGTGGTGTTACGGTCTAGTCTAGTGACGTGAAGTGAGGTGCAGGTGAAGTTTGGTAGAGTTGTGTATTGGTGGAGTGCTGTGAAGTGATGTGAAGTAACGGTGTCGTTTGGTTCGGTGAAGTAATGTGCAGTACCGGTGAAGTAGTGTGGTGGTTATGTGTCGCGGTGTGATGTAGCGTCTAGTAAAGGTTTTGTATAGTTGAGTCTCGTACAGTACCGGTGGCGTAACGTGGCGTTGCGTGATGTCCTGTTGGGTGAGGGTAAAGTGAGGTGAGGTATCGTTGTGTGGTGGTGTCGTTAGGTTCAGTGTGGTGACGTATAGTCTCGTACAGGTGAAGTAGTGTGGTGGTTTGGTGCTGTGGGGTATAGTTCGGTAGCGTCAAGTGCAGTATAGGTGCTGTGGGGTATAGTTCGGTAGCGTCAAGTGCAGTATAGGTGCTGTGGGGTATAGCGCGGTTCGGTACGGTATTGGTAGCGTGTAGTTTTGTAATGCGTGGTTTGGGTGAAGTAGTGTGGTGGTGTCGTTAGGTTCAGTCTAGTGACGTGCAGTCTAGCACTGGTGAAGTCCAGTTCAGTGACGTCCTGTTGGGTGAAGGTGAAGTGACGGTATAGTATAGTATAGTTAGGTCCGGTTTAGTTTGGTGAGGTAAAGGTATGGTTAAGTATAGTGTGGTATGGTGTCGGCAGAGTAGAGTGGGGTTAAGTATAGTGATGTGAAGGTATAGTGATGTTGGGTTTGGTGAGGTAAAGTCTCGGTGACGTGTTGTCTCGTGGTGTTTCGTTTTGGTAAGGTGAGATATAGTGTTGTTATGTGAGGTTTTGGTAAGGTGAAGTGAAGTTTAGTTGCGTGGCGTTTCGTTTTGGTAAGGTGAAGTGAAGTTTAGTACAGGTTTGGTTTGGTAGCGTCTAGTGCAGTACAGGTGAAGTGATGTGAAGTCTTGTTTGGTCAAGTAAAGGTATAGTATAGTCAAGTTATGTATCGCGAGCCCCTTAAACAGGGCTTTTATTTTTTACCTATTACAACGATCCCGCCCCCACGCCACCCTCAATATCGAAGGTGTACCGCTTGCTCTTGCCGAGATAAACATCTGAAGTCAGCTTCGCGTACAGCAGGCTGTGGAAGAAATCATCCGGATCCGATGGGCGGTGGTCGAACTTAATCTCACGCTTGTACTCGACATACTCCGCGTAGATCGCCAGGATGTCCTTTGCATAGGGTTCAAACTCCAACCATCTTGGGAACTCCACGAAGTGATGTTTGATGTCGAAAAATAATTCGGACATCATAAAGTTTCTGTGGAGATGATATCGAAATCCAACATGATCCCACTTCATACGCTGCTTGAGCTTGGGTAGATGCTGGTACTGTACCACACGTTTCGGCCCCAGAAGTCGAACGAGGTGATTGTTGACTCCCCATCCATGGCCCCAGTCGACGCCTACGAGCTTGATATCAAGTGCGTTGCATATGCGCGCAACATCCTTAACGATGTAGTCCGGGTCGATCTCTTTGCCCTGGTATTTCTTCACCATAAAGGTTCGCCAGGTTTTCTGGTTGGTATATCCCCCGATAGTTAGCACCGTGTAGCTGGCATTTCGGATCTTGCCTGTTGGGGAGCGTTCCGATCCGTCGTTCCCCTCGCCCCAGTCGACGCCGGCAGTCAGTTGGTAACGGGATGCCTCCTGCTGGTGGGCGAGAAGGTTGGCGGGGTTCCATAAGCTATATCCGGCGCAGCACTCTATCAGCTCCTCCCTGGTTATGGGGCGGGATGCCGAGTCGTGGGATAACCCCAAGACCTCATTATATAATTGTCCAAGAGGATAGTGGTCTCGTTTGTACAACAGCTTAAGCCACTGCTCATAAAGACCGCATATCCACGGAACCATCAGCTGGGGTATCCGGTAGCCCTGTATGGGGGCTCCTGGCTTGAAGGATACCCAGCGTCCGTCTACGGATGGGTAAATGGGCTTCTGGCAGCGTTTGCAGATCGGGCCTGGCGGTAGGGCTCCCGAAATGTACAGGGACGTCGCGCCTATGTTCTGCTCGTCCAGGAAGTTCTGCTTGCCGCAGTGTTGGCATTTGACAATCCACTCATTCTGGGTCGTGGAGGCCCAATAGATTTCAATGGGGTTATCATGACTTTTAGGCGTGCCTGCCATTAGCACTCTTGCATCCGGAAAGTGGGACGTGCACTCCATCATAACCGGGATCTCGGCGGTGATCATGTCCTGGATCTCGTCGAGGGTCAGGATTCTTGCCGAAATCCCTCGAGTTCTGTCCGCAGTTCTGAAGGCGGATCTCAGGAAGATGTAGGAACCGTTCGTAAATCCTTTTTCGAAAACCTGATACGATACGCCGCTATCTTGGAAATAGCGTTTGATGAGCGGACTCTTTTCGATAGCAGGACGTAACTTCTCATTTGAGAACTGCCTGGTTTGCATGTGTGATGGCGACACATAAAGTGCCTTGTTGTATGGCATGACCACAGAGGTGATTGTGAGGTTGTTGGCGAGGAAGGTCGTCTTCTCAACCTGTCTGGCAGTT